CCGTACTTCATGAGACGCGCGGCGCAACTCGGCCTGAAATGGGGTGTTCAGAATGAACAGACCTAAAGCGGCGGAACAGATGACGACCGTTTGCGACTTGCTGATCCCGACGCGGTCGAGGGTCAACGGCATCGAACGCCGGACATATCCGGCGCAGGGCTTGCGATTCTTCGCCAACGTCAAAAGTTACGGCGGATCGGAACGCGTCTCGAATGACGTTCTTGTCATCGAAGATACTGTCGTCGTTACGACGTGGTTCAGGCCGGATATCCGGTCACAATGTCGCGTGAAACTTCTCCCGTCCGGCGCTGTCTATGAGGTCATCAACGAACCGGAAAATTGGGACATGCGAAGTCGGTTCCTTGTCTTCAAGTGTCGGAGGGTTAAAGGCGATGGCTAAGAAATCGAAGTTCGCGTTCAACTTCGAGGAAATGGACGTTCTCGCTGAAAAGCTGGACAAGGCAGGCGGCAGCATTCACGACGCCGCCGACCGCGCTTTGAAAGCCACTCACGCGCACATGACGCCGAACCTTGCATCGGCGATCCGCCGACACAAGCGGACAGGCGACACGGCGCTATCACTTGACCGGCGCGGCGGCGTCGTTTGGGAAAACAGCCTCAAAGCGCATGTAAACATCGGTTTCAATATGGAGGACGGCGGCGTCCCGTCGATCTTCCTTATGTGGGGAACGCCGAAACACGGCAAGCATCCCGGCATCAAGGCCGATTCCAAGCTGAAAAACGCCGCTTTCGGCGCAAAGGTGAAACGCGACGTCGCCGCGATCCAGCGCGACGAAATGCAGAAGGCGCTGCAAGAAATCGCAGGGGGTGAAACATGAACGCAAGAGACGAAGTCGTCGGCATTATTGAGGCAACCGGCTATCCGTGCTGGCTTATGCATCAAATGCCCGCCGACGAAAAGTATCCGCATTCGTTTTTTACGTATCTTTGCGAGAGCGCGCCGCGCGGCGAATACTACGACAACAAGCCTTGTTCGACCGTTTGGACGTTCGGTATCGGTTTCTATTCCGACGATCCTTATCTTGTGGAGAGCGAAACGAACGACCTTGTCGAACGGCTTTCGGCCGCTGGATGGATCGTCGACGGATCAGGCGAAGACGTGGAAAGCGACGAACCGACGCACACCGGGCGACGCATTGTCGCCTATAAGATCGACTATAACTTCTAAGAAAGCGAGGAATACCAATGGCGAAGTATTTCAAGTATCGCGGCGTTGACAACCTTGTTTTTGCAAGGGTCACGCAGGACGACGCCGAAAAGTTCGAAACCGGCGAAGTTAAGCCTCTCGCGCCCGTTGCCCGCGTAGGCAAGACGGTAGAGAGCAGCAGCGCGACGGAATTTTTCGACAACGTTCCTATGTTCGTTGTCAACAGCGAAGGCGCGGACGAAATCGAACTCGAAGCGACCGCGATCCCTCTCGAAGTTCTTGCGGAACTGATCGGCAAGAGCTACGACGACACGACCGGCGCTATGATCGACGGCGAACGTGAAGAACGCTATTTCGCGATCGGCTACCGTACCAAGGGAACAGACGGCAAGTATCATTATATTTGGCGTTTGAAGGGCGTTTTCGCGATCCCGGACGAAGAGAACGCGACCGAAGACGACGGCACGGATACCACCGGAACGACCTTGACCTATACCGGCATTCATACTGTTCACAAGTTCACCAAGGGCAAGTATGATTCCGAAACTTCTACTTGGTCGAAGGGTACGGCGAAGGGCGTCGTCGTGGACGAACGCAAGGGTCTTGCGGACGTCTCTACCTTCTTCGACGCCGTCGTCACTCCTGACACGATCACGAAGAAGGGCGCGTAATTTCTGCCCGGCAAAAGCACAGGGGGCGGCGGTGCGCCGTCCCCTTTTCAAAAAATAGGAGGTGCAACAATTGGAAATCAAGCTCAACATTTACGGCAAAGGCCGCGTCGAAAAAACCTATATCACGAATGATTACGCCGTCATGCATGGCGTCGTCGAAGATCTTCTCGACGCTCTCGATATCGAGGCCATGACCGGCGGCGACCGGGACAACATGCTTTCCGCTGTGTCGCGCCTGCTTCGCTCCCGTAAGGACGTCATTTATCCCCTGTTGAAAGACATTTTCGACGGGCTGACGGACGACGAAATTCGCCGGACGACTACGATCGAACTTTGCGACGTGATTATCAGCGTCGCGCGGTACAGCCTGAACGAAATTCAGGCTTTGGCCTTTCGCAAGCGGTAAGAGCGACAAGGCCGTCAATAGCAATCTGACGTTGTATCAATCACTTTTTGATATGACGAATCAGCTTTGCAAGGTTTATCCGTCATTGACGCCGTTTATAGTGCGCAGGGAACGCGCGCATGACGTCTTCCTGCTGTATCGGCGGATCATAACGCAGCCGAAAACCCAAAACGGGCAGCGGGTGGACAAAAAAGGACGTATCCTTGTCGAAGCTGGCGACAACGATATTTTTTGATGCAGGAGGTGGGGAAGCATGCCGGGCGAAGAGATTAATACAACATTGCGATTCGACGCGGATATTTCTGACTTTAGTACGGCTATGCAGGAAGCCCGCCGCGCGGCAAGCCTCGCAAAGAGCGAATTCAACGCGGTTTCTTCCGGCATGGATGACTGGTCGAGCAATACGACCGGCCTCACGGCGAAGCTGAAACAGCTTTCCGCGCAGCAGCAAGTCGAAGAAAGACGGCTCGAAGTCCTGCGGGCGGCTTATGACAAAGTCGTCAAGGAGCAGGGCGAAAACAGCAAGGCCGCCGTCGACTTGAAAACCAAAATCAACAATCAGGTCGCGGCGGTCAATAAAGCGGCGTCGCAGCATGACAAATTCGCGGACAAGCTCGCGGAGGTCGAGCGCGGCGCAGACGACGCGACGGACAATGTGAAGGACGTCGGCAAGGCCGCGAAGCAGTCCGGCGACGATGCAGAAGCGGCGGGCGGCGGCTGGACGATCATGAAGGACGTTATCGCCGACTTTGTCAGCAACATCATTTCCGGCGCGGTCGACGCGATCCTCGGAGCGGCGGAGGCTACGCGCGAATATCGGCGCGAAATGGCACAGCTTGCACAGAATGCGGGCGACGCTGGCGTTGATATGACCACCATGAAAGACACGCTCGCGGACGTCGCTTCTGTAACGGGCGAAACCGATGCAGCTATGGAAGGTCTGAATATGCTTATGGCGTCCGGTCTTTCGACGGACGAAATCGTCCTCGCCGCCGATGCGCTTTCGGGCGCTGCGACGAAGTTCGACGGCGTCAAGTTCGAAGGCATGGCGGAAGGCTTGCAAGAGACGCTTGCGACCGGCGCGGCGGTCGGCCCGTTCGCCGAACTCATCGAACGCACGGGCGGCGATCTTGAATCGTTCAATTCAGGGCTTGCAAACTGCACGACGGCGGCAGAACGTCAACAGTATGTCATGCAATGGCTGTCCGATAGCGGCCTGAAAGACGTTCACGACGCCTACGTTCAGAACAACTCCGATCTTGTCGCAGCGGAGCAGGCGCAATTCCGGTATAACGATTCTATGGCGCAGATCGGCGCAGCAATCGAACCGATTCAAACGGCGTTGACGAATCTCGGCGCAACGATAATGGAAAAGGTCGCGCCCATCATCGAAAGCATCGTTACATGGGTCATGGAAAACCTTCCCGTTATCGAACCGATAGTAATCGGTATCGCGACCGCGCTCGGCGTCCTCGCTGCGGCGCTCGCTATTCAGGGCATTATCAACGGCGTATCGAAGGCGTTTGCTTTCCTGAATACGACCATGCTCGCGAATCCGATCGTCCTTATCGTCGCGGCTATTGCTGGCCTTGTGGCGGCGTTCGTCGGCCTGTGGAATAACTGCGAGAGCTTCCGCAATTTTTGGATAAATCTTTGGGAGGGAATCAAACAGGCGTTTTCGAAGGTCGTCGAATGGCTCAAAAACGCGGCGGCGAATATTGGAAAATTCTTTTCCAATGCTTGGCAGGGCATCAAAAAAGTTTGGTCTGCTGCGAAGACGTTCTTTTCCGGCGTCTATTCCGGCATCCAGTCCGCGTTTTCGACTGTCGGTTCTTGGTTCGGGGACAAATTCCGTTCTGCATGGCAGGGCGTAAAAAACGCTTGGTCTGCAACGAAGACGTTCTTCTCCGGCGTCTATTCCGGCATCCAGTCCACGTTTTCAACCGTTGGAAATTGGTTCGGTAATACTTTCCGTTCCGGCTGGCAGGGGATCACGAACGCGTTTTCCGGGGTATCTACGTTCTTTTCGGGCGTATGGGAAAAGATCAGGTCTTCTTTTTCCATCGACGGCATGCTCAACATTGGTAAAAACCTTGTTACCGGCCTTTGGAATGGTATT